TTGGTCATATTTTGTCCAAAGGGTCCGAAGTTAATAGGACCAGTTGGAAGTGCATTCCACGCAATGTTTGCACGGAATTTATCACCCACGTGAGGTGTTGAGAAGTGAATTAACCAACTTGGCCAGACTACCAGTGTCCCAGGACGCCACTCAGGGGCGCTACAAGCGTTCTTATATGCTGATGAGACTACTTCCATCTGATTGAAAGAACGAACCCAACAGGGGTCTTGGAACTGCGTAGGGTGACCTTCAGTAAGATTGAAGATACCTGACCAGTATGAAAGAGGGTGTCTGTGTGGTTGATGCATCCCTTCAGAGTGTGGCATTGATACGTTGCCCCACATCATAGAGATTTCAAACTTACCCCACATCTCAAACTCTTGATCCTTCTTAATCTCTTCTAGACATTCTTCGATCCAAGTTGTAAGTGGTCGAAATGCAGGAAGGTTTTGAAGGTTACCTTTAGTAGACTGTACAGGATGTGGGAAGTTAAACATACCACGTTCAATAGGATCAAGAGCATCCAAGATAGGATCTACAAGATCAGGTCTTTCAAAGGTAAAGATCTCAATAGGAAAGATCTCGTGTTTTTTCATTTCTTGAAGACTCCGAGTCTAGCGAACAGATAGACTGTAAGTGTTGTCCAAAAAACAATTTCTAATCCAATGTGATTCATTTTTTCCAAGCGAACATAGAATCATACGTTGCCATATGACTGTTAATTTCATTTATATCTCTGAACTCTGCTACACCAATATTCACTGGTTCAGCATTGTAATCGTGACCGATGCATAGACCACCCTTTTTAAGTTTAGGATACCAATCATTCAGTTCACGTTTTACTTGTTCGTAATCCAACCAAGCATCAAAGAAAATAAAGTCGAATGTCTCATCGTCACAACTCAGATGAAGAGTATCTGTATTACCCTTCCAAAGTTCTGAACGGTCAGAGCAACCAGACCATTTGATATGGTGCTTAGCGATCCATTCGTGTGTCTCCATCTGTGCAGGAGAGGTAGAGTTCAAAGGACCATCACCGTCAGGATTCATCCAGTCTGTGTATGGTTCCCAGTTATCAATACCATACAACTTCTTGACGTTAGGACAGTTCTGCAAAATAGTCAGGTGACTTTCTGCACGAAAGACTCCAAGTTCTAGACCAATAAGATCTTTACCGTGGAGTCCGATCAACAAGACTGCTGATCTAATATCTGTCAGAGCATCTACGAAGTTGTACTCTTTTGGATAACGGAGTTTCATTTGAACTGACACCTCATCATAAGTTCAGTAAGGAAAGCAACCAAGTTAATCTCTTGGTCGGCAACAAATGCTGCCTTGTATTGATACTCACCAATCAGGAGGACTGCCTCAGGAATAGACTGAGGTGACAGATATGTATAGAGACTGTCGTAAACATTCCTAATGATCTGTGTAGGTTCATTGTCCAGATTCTGAACAACCCACTTCTTCATCTTAGTAAACTCTTTCTCTTTGAGAAACTTTACTAGGTCGTCAAGTTTAGTATCAGATACAGCAGCAAGAACACCGTTGTCAATCTTACCAATGGAAGAATAACGTTGGAGTTCATTGAGAGTCCGTCTAAAGTCAGGGAAATATTTTTGTACTAGCGCCGCCAGAATGCGAGGTTCAGCATCGACTTTGTTTTCGTCAAGGATGGACTGGACACGCTTGAAAAACTCTGCTGCGAGTTGTTGCTTTTCTTTTCCTGTGATGGAGAAGTCAACAACTGAGCAACGAGAATGGAGGGGCGCGATGATTTTGTTTTTGTAGTTGCAGGTGAAGATGAATCTGCAGTTGCCACTAAACTCCTCAATGCTTGCCCGTAGGAGGAGTTGAACATCAGGGGTTGTGTTATCTGCCTCGTCAATGATGATGACTTTGTGTTTAGCAGTTGCAGTAAGCGATACGGTCGAAGCGAAATTCTTCGCATTGTTTCTGACTGTATCGAGAAACCTTCCTTCGTCTGATCCGTTGATGACATAGTAGTCTGCCTCTAGTTGTTCACACAATGCTTTTGCTACTGTTGTCTTGCCAATACCAGGAGGTCCAGACAGCAGCAGATTGGGAATCTCACCCTTCTCCACAAATTTGTTTAGTACACTCTTGATATTCTCAGGCAGGATGCAATCGTCAATCTTACGAGGACGATATTGTTCGCACCAAAGAAAATCACTCATAATGAAATAGTATCTCCAGAGAGATGTAGATTAAATGAAAAGATAATCTTATCCTCAAATGCACGATGTGGTTGTGACTGGTGGATAAGATAGGATGGGAAGAAAATTATATCACCTTCCCTACATTCTGGTTCAATCGATTCGATTTGTCCAGTCCACGGATCAATCAACGGTGAGAAGAATGATGTGGGTTTGTGTGCTCTGCCCAGTTGAGCATAGAACACAGCGGAGTATCCAACTGCACCGTGATTGTGTGCAGCGTGACAGGTGTTAGCGGGATACTTTTGGCACCACGCATTAGACACAAATGCCCCAGGATTCATACTAGCAAAATCTTGAAGCGGTTCGTGCAAGATTGTCATCAATTCTTCATAGTATTCTGGGTTGCGTCCTTGAGCATAATACTTGTGGAAATCGCTATACCCACCATTGAGATAATCATCTTGCATCAAATCCTGACACTCTGGATCGTTCCAGTCAATCTTGTTCAAGAAATACATCTTGATAGTTTCCCAGTCACGAACTGAGTGGATATAAACTGGAACTTTGAAGAGGTCAGTTTGCTTCATTTGCCTTTGGGTTCTAGAGCAATGTAATATTCAAGTGGAGTTCCAGTAGACTGGAAGTGTCCGATCTTGTTCTTGGCGATACGAACTTTGTAATCACCTGGGAGGAGTCTGAGGTTCTCAACCTTGAAACAATAACAGAACTCATCGTCAGGATCTTTGAGAGTACCTACAGGAACACTGAACGTGTTGCTAGTCTCATTCTTCTTGTCGCATACCATCAGGTTAATGTTCCCACCACCATTGTACAGACATAGATCAGGCACTTGGTAGACGGAAGCAGCACGAAGAAGGTCAGCAAGAGTATCAGTGCGAAGATTAAATTCAACATCTACCCCAGGGATGTCCAGTTCCTTGGACGGAGGTTTCGTGATGATGTCGGGGTCCGAGTAATAATACTGCGTCCTTGCTTGGTGGATCTCGTCTTTGATCTCAAGTTTCTGAGGGTCACTGAAGTCAAAAATTGGACTCTCAAACAGCGAGAGACCAGAGAGGAAAAGACCCAAGTCATAAATCGGGACTTGCTGAGGGAACTTTTCAGCAACTTCGACAGAAGCATAAATGTTGCGGTTGACAGAGATCGTACGGATCCTACTGCCAGGATCGATAACGATCGACTTATTGATAGTAGCAAAGTTTTTGAGGATTGATTGTGTTTTTTTGGAGATCTTGACTGTGCTCATTGAGGATACTGTTCAGTGATTTTTTCTTTTTGAGAGAAGTGATATAGAAGGACTGCGTAATGCATCACCTTGAGGAGATCCATTTTAGAGGACCCCTTCTTATCATAACGAGAGGCATACTTTAGGATGTTACTCCTACAGAATGCCTCGGCATCACCACACGCTTCAATTAGATCAAGTGTTTGAATCTGATCATTGCCTGCTGAATAGTGACCTTGATATGTTCCTGTGATGTAGTCTTTCAATGTTTGAAGTGTTGCCACTTCATCATACTTACACGACATAACCGTACTGTTCTCGAAGGATTTTTTTGTAAGGTTTTCCCAGTGCTCTTAGTTCAGTAACAAGTTTGAGTTTGTTATGAAGGGCAGTGTCGCCACCCAGTTTAAGGGCAGCGACTACAGTGAGGAGTTCCTCATCATTAATTGGGAGATCCATAGGATGCTATTAGTTTAACAGAGTAATCACCCCAAGTCAACATCAGTTCCGTTTAGAGGTACAACCTTGTCACCTTCGGGTGCGAAGTCCGCGTCAATCTTATCATAGAGTTCAAAGAATGCTTGCTTAGTTTCCTCATCGAAACGATTGATGGAGAACTTGATAGCATCTTCCTTAGAACCAAAGATGTTGAATGCCTTGGCAATGTGAACCAACCTACGAGTTGAGATCAACTCATCGATACCACCCTCAGCAAAAGTCCTGCGGATGATGGATGCCCAGTCAGCAAGACGCTTACAGAAGTCAGCATCATCACAGATACCTTTAAGGATTTTAGTTTCAGTAACTACAGATGGGTAGTCCTGTTCGAGGGTAATAGCAAAACGCTCTAGGAATGCTTCATTGAGAACATTGGTTCCAACAAAGCGACCGTCATCGCTGCCTTTACCTTTAGTATTTGCAGTTGCAATAACATTGAATCCAGGGGAGGGTTTTACATAGCGACCAATCTTCTTAAGGAATACACCTTTGCCTTCAAGGACAGACTGGAGACAGAGAATCTTGTTTGATGCAAGGTCTACTTCGTCTAGAAGCAGCACAGTTCCTTTCTCCAGAGCATCGATGACTGGTCCATTGTGCCAGACAGTATTACCATCAACAAGACGAAACCCACCAATAAGATCATCTTCGTCGGTTTCAATCGTGATGTTAACGCGAATCAACTCCCTATTTAGAGAAGCACACGCTTGCTCAACACCAAGAGTTTTACCGTTTCCTGACAGACCTTGGATGTAGGTAGGGTAGAACGCTTTGCTCTTGATAACTTTTTTGATTGTGCTGTAGTTACCGAAAGGAACGTAGTTAGGGTCTGCTGCAGGAACAAGAGATACTTGTGGTGCAACTGCTGCCTCGAATTGCTTACGTGCCTCAGCAACTGTGAGTTGCCACTTGTTGTATCCAGTTTTGTACTGCTTCATACGTTTCTTGACAGTAGCAAGAGAACATCCGAAGTGATCGGAAGCAGCGAGAAGATTAGGAACAGAAACTTCTGGTCCGAAGTTCTCTACAAGATAGTTGAAGAAGTCTTCGGTTGTGTAAGGGATGGGATCGAAAGGCATTTGTTTAGTGTGTTTGTTTGTATGAATTAAGTATAGGGCATCTGTGGCACAGATGGTAGGTCAGTGTGCCACTTATGCGATTGTCTTACTAAGAGAAGAAAGCATTTTCTTGTTGCTGTTCTTGCCTTTGTAAAGTTTCTTGAAGGCGGCACGAATCTGCTTGAGTTCTGCACCGTCAGCAACATCGATAGACTCAGACTCTTCAAGATTGTTTGTAGGAAGAACATAGAGCACATCGTACTTAGACTCAGTGATCTCTACGAACTTCTCCTTCTTGAACTTATCGTGAGCAATATCAACTCTCTTGA